CCCCTACTTGTTTTTTCGATACGAACACTTTTGGTGTCATATCGCCATAGAAATTATCCGCCCCAGTCCGAAGGTATCTTCAGATTCGGGCAGACGGGGGATAAGCTCCCCCTGACTGTTATTCGTTTTTTGATACTGTCTTAGTGACAGCCGCCGCATGATGCGCAGCTTCCTGAACAGCTATGAGGAGCTTCCTCCGGGCAAGTCATTGGGTCTTCGCCGTTTGCAGCCATTGAGATGATATAGTTTACAGAGCCGAGAAGCTTATCCATGACTTCTTTAGCTTCGTTAAATGCGATCATCTTAGGCATAGCCATGATCTCGTCATAAAGCTCTCTGATCTGAGTATCAAGTGCTGTCATCTTCTCGCCGTCCTTATCAGGCTTCTGCATCTCAACGCTGAGCTGTGAACGGAGCTGATTGAACTCGCCTATTTTGTTCTGTATCTCAACATCTGTATCATTGATAGAACAAGCCTCCATATAAGCCTTGTATCTCTCGTCTTCCTGAATAGCCTGTCCAAGCTTTCTTGTCATTTCAATTACATCCATGGTAATTCTCCTTTAAATATTATTCAGCTTTCGCTGTTATTTATCTTCAACAAGCTCGCCTTTCAAAGCCCAGTTCATTGCTTTTGTTATGCGAACCTGAATGAATTTACCGATATATTTTTTATCCGCTTTCACCTCGACGATCATATCCTCGTCGCTCTTGCCTGTGAGATAATCAGCGCCAGTTCTGCCCTCGCCTGTTGGCAGCACGGTTACAGTTCTTCCCACAAATCTTGAAAGCCACGCTGTTGATACCTCTCTCTGCTCCAAAAGCAGTTCTCTCAGCCACAGACCCTTCTGCTTGTCTGAGATGTGATCCTCCATTTCGGCAGCCTTTGTGCCGCTTCGTCTTGAATACACAAAAGAATAGATATTATCGTACTTTACCTTTTTGATAAGCTCCTTAGTTTCGCAGAACTCCTCGTATGTTTCACTTGGGAAGCCAACGATAAGGTCTGTTGTGAATGAAAACTCAGGGTCTTTGCTTCTGGCATAGTCTATTATTTTCAGATAATCCGCCGTGGTATAGCGGCGATTCATAAGCTTTAGTATCCTGTCTGAGCCTGCCTGCACAGGAAGATGCAAATGCTTGCACACCTTTTTGCACTCAAGTATAGCGTCAATAAGCTCATGGCTTGCGTCCTTTGGGTGGCTTGACATAAATCTTATGCGGAAATCTCCCTCTATCTTGTCAAGCTCTCTTAAAAGCTCAGGAAAACCATAACTGTATGAATTAACGTTCTGACCAAGCAGGGTTATCTCCTTGTAGCCGTTTTTCACAAGTGCTTTTACCTCTGCGATAACGGACTCAGGCTTTCTGCTGCGCTCTCTGCCTCTGACATAAGGCACTATGCAATAGGTACAGAAATTGTTGCAGCCATACATGATAGGCACGAATGCTCTTATCTTATCGTCACGGAGCTGCAAAAAGTCCTCGTTTATGTCAACATGATTTTCTGACAGATTGAAAATCCTGTCATGCTTTGATATTATCTCCCACAGCATATTGTACATATCGTTGTATGCAAAAGTTCCGAAAACAAGATCCACCTGACGGTATGTCTTTTTTATCTTCTCGGCAACGTGCTTCTGCTGAGCCATACAGCCGCAGATACCTATAATAAGCTCGGGATTGTTTTCTTTGAGATGTTTAAGGTCGCCAAGCTTGCCGAACACCTTGTCCTCGGCATTTTCTCTTACCGCACAGGTATTATACAGTATAAGCTGAGCCTCGTTCACATCGGACGTGAACTCATAGCCAACCTTTGAGAGCATACCTTTTATCTTCTCGCCGTCGCTGACGTTCTGCTGACAGCCGTATGAATGGATAAGGGCAAGCGGCTTGTGACCGCAAGTTCTTTCGTATTCACCAGACCATTGGAGCAGCTTCTGCGGAGCGGTTTCCTCATTTATTATTTCCGAAAAATTCTCAGTCATTGATATCCTCATTTCATTTCGTACATTCCTTTTAATTATAAATCTTTTCAGGCTTCTTGTCAAGCGTTTTGGGAGCGAAGAGCCAAACAGGTTGTAGGTTTACAATAGATGTGTTACGAAACGTATCACATCTTTTTTTATGCCTTAATCTGAAAAAATCGGAAGTAGGTATGTAGGGGGTAAAGGTTAGTATTACCCTTTACCCCCTATCGCACAATCGCACAAGCAGGCAGTAAGGCAAGTAAACACGCCGTTTACGGCTGTGCGGTCATATGCAATAACAATCGCACACGCACAAACATAATCGCACAGAGGTGAAAAATAATGCCGAAACAGTCTTGTAATTGGTGTTTTACAATAAATAATCCGTCAAAGGTCAAGACCTGTGGAGAAAAGGATAAATTTAAAGACCTTACGTTTGATACTGATGAAAAGGTGATAAACTTCATCATGCAGTATGAGGAAGTAAACTATTACGTCTTTCAGCGTGAACGAGGTCATAACGAGAATACCGAGCATATTCAAGGCTTTATCCAATTTAAAAACCGCAAGCGTGGCACTACCTTGCAGAATATGTTTCCACCACAGTTCTTTCACGGAGAGTTCGCCAACGGCACAGCACAGCAGGCAAGCGACTATTGTAAGAAGTCTGATACACGCATTGGAGAAGTGCAAGAATGGGGCGAACTGCGTGTTACAAAAGGCGGTAAGCAACTTACTAATGAGGATATCCTACAACGTATAAAAGAAGGTGCTGACGATATCCGAATTCTTGAAGAATTTCCGCAACTTTGGAATCAAATTGACCGCCTGCAAAAAGTCCGTGATTTATACGTTTTTGATAAATGGCGAAATGTGTTCCGTGATGTTCAGGTCACTTATATCTGTGGACAATCGGGAACAGGTAAAACAAGAAGTGTTATGGAGCAATACGGCTATGATAAAGTTTATCGTATCACCGACTACAAACACCCTTTTGACAGTTACCACGGTCAAGACGTTATTGTCTTTGAGGAGTTCAGAAACAGCCTTCCAATTGATAATATGCTTAACTACCTTGACGGTTACCCTCTTGAACTTCCTGCAAGATATATGAATAGGATAGCTTGTTTTACAAAGGTGTACATCATATCAAATTGGAATTTTGAAGAACAGTACACCGCTATTCAGCACAAATATTATGAAACGTGGAACGCCTTTGTTAGACGTATCGACAAGATAGTTACATATAAAGACGGCATGATTTTTGAGGAAATAGACCTCAAATCATATAAATTGAAGTATAATCTTGATAAAGATGAAAACTTACAACCATAATGAAAGGACGAATGAAAATGAAAAACTATGACAATCCGAAAATGTTCCGTGACGAGGCAGACAGCCTTGAAAGGTTTGTGCTTTCCCACCAATTCCTCAAGCCGTATCTTGACAGCTATAATATTCATATGGCTAAGTATTTTCTTAGCGGTGAATATGAGTGCAGGAAAAAGGCTCTTTATTTCAAAAAGAAAATACAATCGTGCTAGTTGTACAATGTGTACAAAAAAACACCCTACAAAAATATAAACATACGAAAAAGCTTGATTTGTATTGACATTTCGCGTGATGTGTGGTAATATCTAAACATAGCAAAGAGTACAAATAATTGTACAGTAAATGAAAGGAGTGTACGTTTATGTACATAATCAAAGGTTTTAAGAAAAACTCTGGAACGCTTAAAAACGGCAAGCCGTGGGATAACTACACGCTCTTTTGCCTTAAAGAAGAAAATGGCGTAACAGGATATGCCGTTCAGGCTGTGAAAGTTCCTACAAGGATATTGCAGGACACTTTCCCCGACAGTTCCGCACTTATCGACACTGCAATCAAAGTCAACTATGAAATCAGAACTTACGGCGGACAGGATAAGGCTGTTGTTGTAGGTATTGATATACTTTAATCAATGAAAGGAGAAATATTCAATGGGTGCTTCACTTCTTGCTGATGATGTCGCAATTACAAGCGGTATCAGCACAATTACATCAGTTGTAAGTCAGGTTTGGACAACAATGACAGGCAATCCGCTTGTAATGGCATTTGTCGGTGCCTCACTTCTCGGTGTTGGTATCGGTGTTGTAAGAAAGCTTACAAAGGGTAAAGCTTAATTTTCGTGTACAACCGCTTGGGGGCGGAGCGTCTGCTCCGTCCTCTATTTTTTTACGAAAGGAGAAAACAATATATGAAAACTAAACTACGGCGGTTTACCGCTGTTTTGTCCGCTATGCTGTGTATGATATGCTGTGTATTTTCTGCCGTTCCTGCGTTCGCTGATGATTCTGATTCTGTTTTTACTGAACATATTTTTTCACAACTAGATAATACCTATCCTCATTCCGAATATTCCTATATGGTTATATCCTATAAACCTACTGATAGTTCTTTTTCATTTTTTCAATGTTTCGTTGTTTCGCAATCGTCTAAAATTTTTTATAATTCTTCTGATAGAACTGTTTCTACAGATGGAACATTTGTTGATTCATTTGTTCATCGTTTTAAGGAAAATTCTTGTACCCGTGAAGTTAGTTATGGTTCTATCGTTTATGGTGATATTAAAGACTTCAAAATTATCTTTTCTGATTTACCAGTTTATGAAGGCGATGCACCTATTTATTCTGACCCTAACGCTCCGCCAACTCCCTTTACTGTCGATTATTCCCCCGCTCTCTCTGAGGGCATGAGCCGCAAGGGAACTCTTGTCGCTCCTGGTGCAAGCAACAACGGACAGGAAATTGAAAGCAATGGACTTAACGTCCGTGTCACACTGACGGACGAATTTATAAAACTCCGTGACAGCTATGACGAGCTTAAAGACTATACATATGAATTTGTATGTTATATTACTACTTCCCCCCCTGAAAAGTCGTCTTATGAAGAAAGCGTTAAAAACGCTGTTTATACTTCATTGGACTATGGCAAATATATGTATACTACAAGTGGCGTTGTTGATGATGTTACGGACGATAACAAAGAGTCTACGGAATGGATAAAGGCAGAGGGCATAAATGCTGGATACATTATTGGCAAGGGTGGCTCTGTCAAGAATGTTACTATCAATCTTGAAAATCTTGATAGTTCACAGTTCACAGCCGATACAAAGCTTTATATCGTGGTATATGGTCGCTTGACTTCTCTTTCAGTGCCGACCCCTGATTACTTCGACCTTGACAATCAAGGTTATCTGTGTAATCAAGGCTCTTTGAATACAAAGCAGATTGTAACTGTAAATGCTGACCCCGAAACAGGCGAGGGAACAGACGTTGTAATGCCTGACTACTATTGTGTAACGTCAACGGCATTTAATTATAAAGATTATCCTGAATATAAGCCGAAAATCTTCAAGAATGGTGCTGAAATGGATACAAACAAGCCGTTTACTGATTACCTTGATAAGAAGTTGACTCCTGATTATATGTATGATTATGATATGGATAAAAACGGAGAAAGCGGTCTTGCTCCTGACGATTTCGAGAAGTATGAGGAACAAAAAAATCTTGATAAAAATTTCGGTTCTGTTGATTTCGGACTTGACAGCATTAAATCAGTGTTTGACGGCTCGTCCGATTTCTTCAAGTTCTTAACTGCAAGTATCGGTATTTTGCCTACAACGTTCTTAACTATCCTGATTTCTTTCTTTGTTGTCATGTTAGCAATTTGCGTTGTTAAATGGGTCTTGAAGTAGGGGGTGCATCATGAATTGGTTCTCACTTATGAAGTCGCTTTTTGTTTCAATTCAACACTTAATGTGTTTGCGTATTCGTTTTGGCGAATTTAGCTTCACAGTTGGTGCAATGATTATAGGATTGTTTGTTATATCCTGCTCCATTGCCCTGTTACGATATCTTTTCCACAATACATAAGGAGTTGTTAAAATGGTTGCAATATTAAAATTATTCGTCCTGTCACTGATAGTAATTCTTGCTATCAGTGCAGTTCTCGGCGTGGTGGCGTTCTTTATGGACTTGCACGCCTTTAAATCTGATAAAGACTTGTCGCTCCCTCGTAAACGGCTTATAGAAGCACTATACGAGGAACAGGAGTTAAAAAAGCAATCGGCTGAACAGCCACAGAACACGCCACAGAGCGACAATCAAGAGCCTGAGAAAGAGGGGTGGTAAATGTGTTATATGATGTTCAAAACGCTTGCTATCAGCTTTTAAAGCTTCTTGGCTGTGACTTAGCCGCTATTGACGTTATCAAAACGTGGAAACAATTCGGCGTGCTGTGCATTGAATTTGTGTTCGCCTGCTTAATGCTTTTCCTGCTTTGGAAAATGCTCTATAATGCAATGGTTAGGTTTTTCAATCCTCGGAGGTAGCAATGTTCTTTTTACCGCTCTATATCGCACTCGCTGTCGAGTGCATAATACTTATAATATTCTTTCGGAAAGGTGATTAAATGGTTCTATTCGATTATTTCGTTCGTCTGCCGTCCTTGGCGGCTTATACTGCCTATGATAAGGCTACGGCTTTATATTTTAATTGGTCGCAAATATTCAATGGTTGGGGTATTCACTTATTTGTTGGCAAATTCGGAGCAGGTAAAACTTCACTTATGATTGCTGAAGCTTATAAACTCTGTTGTAAATATCCTCAGCTTCACATACTAACAAACATTAATATTAAAAATTTCCCCGACTATACGGAGATATTACCCTTGAACACTGCACAAGATATACTCAACGCCCCTAAAAACACGCTTGTGCTTATTGATGAAATAGGTACTATATTTAATAGTCGTGACTTTTCGGGCGGTAAATGTGCCGTTCCTAAACCGTTATTTCAGCACCTTTGCCAATGCCGTAAACGGCGTATGATGATATATGCAACAGTGCAGAGATTTAATCTCTTAGACAAACAAATTAGAGATATTACCGCAGACGTGACCGCTTGCCATACGCATTTCAAACATCCATTTTGTCGTATACAGACAGGTTACACATATGACATTGAGGAATATGAACTCTATTCAGAAAATAAGGCTTATACGCCTTCTCAGATGTACAATAGAACGTATCTACAGACAAATAAACGCCGTCAGCTCTACGATACATCACAGCTTGTCACGAATATGTTACAAAAAGAGTATTTGTCCGATGAAGAAATACTCACCAATCGTGAGGGCATAGAGCCTAACACACAGCCACTTGACCGAAAGCAAAAGAAATCTATTCGCAAGCGGAAAAATGCTTGGTAATGAAACAACTCGC